GCATACCATTGTCAACCCAATGAATAGTGCCACCAAGGTCCAATACTCTTTGCTGATGCCATGTAGGCTCTTTGCGTTTAGCCATGAAGAACGTTGCTTTTTTTCCATAGAGATTACACACATACGTCAATGATATAGGACCCCAACCAACTTTGTTTGCACCACCAAAGACCCATTCATCACATTCGGTAGTCTTCACAAGATGGTCAATGAATCGACTCTTACTGCCATACTCTAATAAGTCATCACGCACAACATGAAAGCCATTATGCATTTCAACTATCGGTGCAGGGTTTGGGTCTTTCCAATCTTTAATTATATCAGAAATGTCTTCAGGATACAAGCGACTCATACAGTTCTCCTTCAGAAATTGCGTCTATGACTAAGTGAATTCTATTATCTGTTCCATTGTTGATAGCTTGATGTGGCTTACGGGTATCTAGAAACCACAAGTGCCCAACTTCCATATGAACCTTTTGTGCGTTACCTTTCGTATCCCACACAGTAAAAATCATGTTTGGATTAGTAACGATTGGAATATGTAGTCTTGCAAGTTTGCCCTTAGAGCCACCAGAGTCTTTATCAACTTGATCCGTGTGTCGTTCAAGTTCTCCACCACCAGGTTTCAATTGCATGAAACGAACACGATGCACTTCTTTATATTTACTTAGCAACTCACGCACTTCAGGAAACATATCGTAGAGTGGTGTGTCTTGCAATTCAAATTTCACATCTTTGTTTTTTTCTTTCCAGTCATCACTCATCTCTGAAGGCTTTGTAATGAATTCTGGTTCTGGACGATAACCACGTAGTGACAATGCAGACCATGCTTTGTCTTTGTTGTAGTTACTGTAATGATTTGTGAATGCTGGCAATGTTGCTAACTTAGCAGAAACAGATTCAATAAACTCTGGTGTGATTGCGCCAATCTTTTTGATGCTTAGATATTCTGTTGATTCTACTTTAGGAAACGAACGTGGAATAGGACTGTTACTCTTAAAGTAAATTGCGTGTACTTCTCCGTATGTTGTAATCTTCGGACCAACATAACAGAAACCCAACTCTTCAGCCAAGTCACAATGCGCTTTGTTCTCTGCCCATACAGTCAACCAAAAATTGTTTCCTGACAATACAGAAATTTGTTGTTTGATAGTATTGATGTTACCCGAAAGTTTTCCAATCGAAACATCACCTTTTAATTTTGTTGCAATAACTGTATCGCCATGCATTGTAATATCTGATGCGGCTTTGCTTACTGTTACATCAATCATTGCGTTATTAAGCAAAACAAGAGTTCCTTTTTTCAAAGACTCTGCAATGTTGTTCTTCTTATACTTTGCAAAAGGAGATAGCGTATATGCATTATAGTCTGCATACTGCGCCTCAAGCCCTTTAAGATAGTCTATATCATATCCGTGTTGCCAAGGTTTCATTTTTTTACCTTACGTTTTAAAATCATACGCTTACGCAATGCACGTTGCGTTTCGAATTGTGAAGCCTTCTGAGTATACACTTTTCCAAGCATATGGTCAAATTCATGCAATGCAATTCTGGCAGTCATACCAATAAACTTTTCAGTTCTTACTTCACCAGTCTCATCTTGAAAACGAATACGTACTGAGTCTGGTCGCTTAACGCTTAGATACAATAATGGAAAACTTAAACAACCTTCTTTCATTGTGAGTTCATTGTCTGATACATCAACAACTCTAGGATTGAATACTGCATATGGTGTTTCGCCAGTTCGCATAACAAACACACGATACGGTTGCCCAACTTGATTAGCAGACAATCCAAGCCCATCACTCTTAATCATCTTGTCGTGCAATGCTTGTGCAAATTCTTTTGGGTCGAATGGTGGATTATCAAAATCAAACTCTTTGCATTCTTGCAAAAGAACGGGTGATGTTTCTGGAACAAATTCAAGGTTCATGTGTATCTCCTAATACATAATTTTCAGCAAAAATTTCTGCTTCTTGTAAAGTCTTAAAAAATGCAACAAAGTAAGACCCCATTGCATTTCGCATTCTAACTTTATAAAACTTTTCATCTAAGTACACATACGCTTCTCTGTCTATGTCTGTGCCATAATACTCGCTTAGTATTTTCATTATATTATTCCTCACTCAATATATTCTACCCAACCAGTTAAAATATATTTTGTATCTTTTAATGGAGAATTTCCTCTATGGGTATGTGTAAATCCTGCTGGCCACATTACTAATTTTCCTGTTTTCGGTATAATTCTTTTTGGATAATATAAAAATTCTGTTTCTCCACCATCATCGATATCGTTTAAGTATAGGGTAAATGTTAAAAATGCTGAAGATGAATGTAGTGATGTACTTTCAGTATGCCAACTGTGAAATCCACCACCAACTTCCGTTTTTTGTACTTTTAAAAGACGAATTGCATGTTTTTGAGTATCTAAAATATAACTATATTTGTTGGCGTATTGAACATGTGCTTCTTGCCAAAACTTTTGCATAAAATTTAAAAATAATTTTGAAAATGTTTTATAGATTAAATAATCATCATCCCCTAATATTCTATTTGCTTCTATAACATCTTCGCTGAATACTTGTATATCATCAACATGGTGTTTTTTAAAGCTATGACTATTAAATCTGCTGGCAGAAAAACCACTATCTTTTGCACGTTCGAATGATTGTATATATTCATCACATTGCGTTTTGTTCATGAAATTTTCCCATTCCATGATAAAATTGTCAAATTTAATATTACTCATTTTGAAATCCTTGAAAAATTGTTTACCTTTTCGAATCTAATCACGTTTGCAAATTTGTCTTGTAGAATATCACCTTTGTGGGATATGACAAACAGGTTAGAACCTTCAAGCATGTTTAGAATCTTCATCAAATCTTCTGTACCATTTGTGTCTAATGATGAATCAAAAATCTCATCAAGTATCAGTATGTTTGTACTTGCTGAGTTCTTCAACTTAGCAACAGCACGCCATGTTAACATCAATGCCATATCGATGCGTTGCTTCTCACCTTCGCTGAATGATGCATATGTGAAGTCATCACGATGGCGAGACTTAATTGTCTCTTTGAAAGATTCATCCAAATTAAAGTTCACAAAGAAATCTAGTGAAGCAAGATACTTGTTGACTAGCTTGTTGATTACTGGTATGTATTGTCGAATGATTTTCGTTTTGATACCTGTGTCTTTCAACAATGTCGTTGCAACTTCATAGTACAAACGTTCTTCTGAGATAACTTTAATCTCAGCTTCCAATTCAATCAGTTCCTTATTCAACGCTTCAAGTTTAGCTTCTTCAGTCTGCAAGTCATCTTTGACTAATGACAAACGTTCGATTTCTTTTTCAACGCTTTCAATGTATCTGCGATTAGCTTTAACCTCACTCTGTTCAAATGTCAATTCAGAATTCAACGACTGAATTTGTTCTGTGATTGTTTCTATCTCAGTAAGTCTGGTGTTGACAGAATCAAGTTCAGTTTTAACTTTTGACAATGCATCATCAACTTCAACTAACTTTTTGTTTCGCTCTTCTACGATATGCACTTTATATTCATTGCCAATTGTTTGTTTACATGTTGGGCAATCGTCATTGTTATGATAAAACTCAATGTCAGTATCAATCTTTCTATGAGTCTTAATCAAGTTCTGTTGAAGAGTTGTAAACTTCAATAGCTTTGCATTGACTTTAGATTTGTCTGAAATTTGTGTACACAGTTCTGACAAATTTTGTTGTATCGTTGTACACTTAGTTTCACTCTGTGCAATCAAGTTCTGAGTATTGGCAATGTCTTGTTGCTTAGATGAAATCTGTGCCGCATTGCTTTTGTTCAACGAATCGATGAATTGAATTTGATATTGAATCTTCTCGCTCTTCAAGTCAACCGCATACTTTGTCTGTGAATGTTTTTCTTTCAACAGCAAAAATTTATCCTTCAACACGCCATTCATGCGTGAGAAGATTTGAATGTCTAGCAAGTCTTCGATGATAGAACGTCTATCAGATGCAGACAATTGCATGAATGGAGTAAACGATGCTGAACCCAACAAAACAATTTGAGTGAACGATTTGTAATTGAGTTTGAGAATGAATTTCTCTAGATGTTCTTGGTAGTCTTTGACTGCGGCATCTTGATTAACTAAATGCCCATTGCAGTAAATCTCAAACACGTTTGGTTTGATACCACGAATAATTTTGTAGGACTTGTTGCCTGTGTCGAATTCAATTTCGACAGTACAATCTTTTTGATTGATTGTATTGACAAGTTGTCCTTTGTTGATATTACGAAATGGTTTACCGAACAGCACAAAGCACAATGCATCAAGCATTGTAGACTTACCCGAACCATTAGAGCCAACAATCAATGTAGTATTGTTGTTGTCTAAGTTCAGTTCAGTAAAGAAGTTACCAGTTGAAAGAAAGTTCTTCCATTTTAAATTACGAAAAATAATCATTCTATGTTTTCTGTGGATAGTGCCTCAACATAAAGTTCACGCATCAATGATTTAAGTTTGTTTGTGTCAGAAATATTTAGGCTCTGTGCATCAATGAATGTAGAAAGAATTGTCATGGTATCTTGCGCTTGGTCAATAATATCCTTTTCAGTTGTCTCTTCATTCAGTTCTGTAAAGTCTTCAACGATTGTCACATCAACAGGACCAACCTTGTAAATTTCATCGACGAGTTTCTCAAACAAATACGGGTCTTGCTTGTTAGCAACAATGACTTTCACATAAGCATTTGCATACTTAGAAAAGTCCATGTTCTTCAAGTCTTCAATTTTTAATTTGTCTGCGCTACTGTTATCGTCATAGTGTACTTTGTAAAACATTCGATGAGGATTCTCTACGAATGTTGTCTTCATTGTTTCAGTATCTAAAATGCCAAAATGCTTTTTGTCTTGATAGTCATTCCAAAACAATTCATATGGTGCACCAACATACGTGATGTTGTCGTGCTGTGATGGCGTATGATAGTGTCCGCTGTATACATGATTATAATTGCTTAAGAATTTATAGTCAAGTCCTTCATGGCTGTCTACACCACGAAACAATGGGAAGCCAGCAAGTTCAAAATGACCCATGCACAATGGAGAAGATGTGTTCTTCACAAACTCATAAATTTCTTCTTCATTGCTCTTGCAAATCCATGGTATCATATCGATTTTGATTCCATCAACTTCGAGTGTTCCTGGCTTCTGCCATAGCACAATGTTATGATAGTCTCTCAGCAACAAGTCAGGCGAATTAATGTCTAGGCTTTCTTTCCAAAAGATATCGTGATTGCCAATCAATGCATGAACGGTAATGCCTTCTTCAACGCATCTGTCAAAGAAGTACCTGCGACTTTCCATCAGCGAAAGAAAGTTAATATACTTTCGTCTGTCAAATAAATCGCCAAGCTGAATGATTGTTCTTACACCACGCCGTGCTAATTCTGGAAAGAATGTTTCATCATAAAATTTTTCATAGTAAGCATGAAACGCTTTGGAGTCATTTCTGACACCAAAGTGCGTATCACCTAGTAGACATATTCTCATACTTTCGTTGCCCTTGCTTCTTCATTGTTGTGCCTAAAGACTTGTCAATTATAGCACGAATTGCAGTCAAATGCAAGATGGCAGCTTGCCTTAAATCTTGCGGTGACCTTTTATTCTCTACAATCTTTAGCCAGTTTTCAAGTTGGGCTGGGATTGGCGTCTGCATTGTCGTTCTCCAAAAATTCATCAAATACAGTTTCTTTCTTTTTCTTCCTCGGCTTTGCACTGGCAATCTTTTTCTCTTTGTTTGCTTCAAATGCATTAATGAAATCACTAATGAATTCTTCGCTGTATGCGTCATGCAATACTCCATTGAGGCCAGTAGTCACATACTCTTCACCATTGTTTTCGATGAGTGAAGTAATGATTAGATTGTCCATGCTCTTGTATTTTATGTATAAATGTTTTTTCTCTTTTTGAATTCTTCGCAAGAATGCATAGTAGATGATTTGGGTAAAGTATGCAAATGGATTCTTAGACTTCTCAGGGTCAAAGTTATCGATGTACAGTAGACAGTTTTCGATACCATCAGATACCATATCTTCTTTGAATGTATAGTTTGCAAAGTTTGGCTTACGTGCTAAATGCGTTGCAATTTTAAACAAGCATTCACCAATGTACTCAGGCACTCTTGGGCGCTCTCCATTAGTTGCTTCTGCTTCTTTAACAGCCGCACGAAATACAACCATCTCTTCTAGGAAATGTTCGTTGTTTACGTAATGCTTTTCTTTTGTTTTCACGGTAGTGGTAGTAATAGTCATGTTTCACCTCAATTAGTTGACAAACACTTGACAATGAGGTATCATTGCTGTGTCCTGTTTGATAAAGACTTAATGTAATATATGATTGTTAGATGAAGTCATTGATGCTCTCATTCTTTCAATCTCTTCTCTAATTTCAGACATCCTGTCTTCTGATTGACTTTCTTCTTCAATCACACTATCAGGTCC